TACGACGACTTCGATGAGGTCGCGCAGACGTTTGGGAATATCGAAATCCCCCAGAGCGCTGCAATGGCCATCATCGAACAGCCGAACTCAGCCGACGTCGCCTATTACCTCGCCACCCACCAGGAAGAAGCCAAGAAGCTCGCAGGTCTGCGACCCATCCAGCAGATCGCCGCGATCGTCAAGATTTCGGACAAAGTGGCTGCGCCGGTGATCCCTGCTCCTGCAAAACCCAAGCCCGCATCGCAAGCCCCCGCGCCCATCAAGCCGGTCGGCGGCGCTGCCACTGGATCAACGACCGACCTCGGCTCGATGTCTTATCAGGATTACAAAAAGGCTCGAACCAACGGCCATCATTGATCGGCTCTAGGAGACGACCTTGAACACACTACTCACCATTTCGATGATCACGCGGGAAGCCCTGATGGTCCTCGAGAACAATCTCACCTTCACGAAGTACGTGCGTCGCGACTTCGACGATGAGTTCGGGCGCTCCGGAGCAAAAATCGGAACGGTCCTGAACATCCGCAAACCACCCCGCTACGTCGGGCGCGTCGGTCAAGCCCTCCAGCTTGAAGACGCAACCGAGACGAGCGTCCCCCTGGTGCTCAACGTCCAGCGCGGCGTCGACGTCGTATTCAGCTCGCAGGATCTCGCGCTCTCGATCGACGACTTCAGCAAGCGGTTCATTGAGCCCGCGATCGCGAACGTGGCCAACGGCATCGATTTCGACGGCCTGACGCAGTACCTGAACGTCTACAACGAGATCGGCGTCCCGCTCACCGTTCCCAACCAGCTGCTGACCTATCTCCAGGCCGGACAGCGCCTCGATGAGGAAGCGGCGCCGCGGGATAAGGAACGCTCGCTCGTCGTTTCCCCCGCCATGCAGGCGACCATCGTCGACGCCCTGAAAGGCCTCTTCCAGGACGGCGAGGAGATCGCGAAGCAATACGAGAACGGCACTATGGGCCGCACCATCGGGTTTAAGTGGTCGATGGATCAGAACGTCCGCACTCAGACCGTGGGCGTTTATGCGGGCACCTTCGGGACCATCAACGCCGCCAACCAGTCCGGCTCGGCGATCACGACCACCGGCTGGGCCGCGAGCACCGCGATCCTCAACCAGGGCGACGTCGTTTCCTTCCCCGGCTGCTACGCTGTGAACCCGCAGAACAAGCAGTCCACTGGAGCGCTTCGCCAGTTCGTTGTCACGGCGAACGTGGTCTCAGGCTCGGGCGCCGGTCTCGCCACCATCCCCATCGCAGGTCCCGGTGGCCTCGGCATCGTGCTCGCTGGTCCTTTCCAGACCTGCACGGCGTCGCCGACCAACGGCTCGGCGGTCAACATTCAGGGCGCCTCGGGCGTTTCTTCGCCCCGTGGTCTCGCCTTTCACAAGGATGCCTTCGCCTTCGCCTGCGCGGATCTTCCGCTCCCCGGCGGCGTCGACATCGCTGACCGCGCCAATGACAAACAGTTGGGCTGCTCGATTCGCCTCGTGCGCGCCTATGACATCAACAGCGACCGGTTCCCCACCCGTCTCGACATCCTCTACGGCTGGGCAACGCTCTATCCCGAGCTTGCCTGCCGCATTGCCTCGTAAGGAGCGAATGACAATGAAAAACATCCTTCTCACCATCGCAATTGTCTTCGGTCTGTGCGGGGCAGCTTCCGCCCAAACAGCCCTGACGCAAACCACGCTGGCTGCAGCCATCACCGTCGGGACGGCCGGGGGTGCTTCAGGCATCACCGGGTCGTACTCGACGCAGCTGAGCCTTACGTCGGCGACCGGCATCCAGGTCGCTAACAATGGCCAGCCGATCACGTTTGTCTACATCGACCAGGAACTGTTCGGCGTGCTTACCCTGGTCACCGGGCAGACCACGATTTACAACGTCCTGCGTGCGCAGTTGGGAACTCGAGCTGCCGGACACTCACTTGGCGCGATGGCGCTGATCGAGGTGGTTTCTCCGCAATTCGGCGGATACTCCGGCTCGGGCGGCTTCCAGCAAGCCGATCCTCCTGGGGGCTTGGGAGCCAGTTGCACGGCGACCAATACCCTCGCCACTCCGTGGGTCAACGTTCTGACAGGCTGGCAATGGATCTGCTCCGTGCAATCGAGCACATGGACGCCGGGATTCAATAACCCGCTACTCCCTGTGGCTCCCATCCAGAATGGGCCTCTCTCTGCGGCTGCCTCTGGTGCCCAGGCTGTTCCAAGTACGGTCTTCAGCCTGTCTGGAACGAACGCGATCACGTCCTTCACCCTTCCTGTGGGCTGCGGAGGGCAAACCCCCGTCGCAACCTCCACGGCGGGAACCTGCATGTTCGGTATTATCCCGACCGGCGCATATACGACAACGGCCACAAACAACATCGCCAGCGCCAGCACCGCGGTTGTCGGGCACATCCAATGGTGGACCTACAACCCGGTGACACAGAAGTTTGCGTCGTCGTACTAACGTCAATTGCAATTGACAACCCCGGGGGCGGGCTAACCATCCGCCCCTGAGAATCAGGAGCTTCACGGTGGCAGTCAACGCAGCAGCTTTCCCAAAGCCCGAATCACTTCGCCAGCCCGGCGAGAAACCCGAAGGGCAGACGTTTGTCGTGCGCAAGAAGACGCCCGGCGTGCACATCCCCGAGACCCTCGAGGGCGCGAAGACAAACCACATCTACACCAAAGCCCTCGACGAGGCGGGCAACTCGATCATGGCCTATATCGAGGTCCCCTTCGACGCCGCCGAAAACCAGTACCCGAAGATGCTTTATCACCCCGACTGGGGCAAGATCACCGAGCCTAAGATCAGCGACTTCGCGCGGCCTGGCATCCCCGCCGATCAGTATGAGCACGCCCTCGGCCTCTTCAACACCGCCCACGGCGAGTGGCAGAAGAGCAATCGCACCCGCACCGTTCCGGACGCGAAGCGCGAGGCAGACCTCCGCAAGATCGGCTGGGTCGATTACAAGGACCTCAAGCACCTCGGCGCCGCGCAAACCAAGGCCGAGTCGGACGCCCTCTAAGTGTCCACCGGCCTCTACATCCTGCAGCGCGCGGCCCGCGCCGCACACATCCTGGCCTCCAGTCAGACGTTCAACCCCGGGGAGGCCAGCGACGCGCTCGACGTGGCCAACGGCATGCTCGATGCATGGAGTGCGCAGCGGCTGATGATCTACACCATCGCGCGCCAGGTCTTCAATCTCAACTCCGGCCAGCAGACCTACCAGATGGGCACCGGCGCTCCGGATTTCAACGTCGCCCGGCCGCCGCAGATCGAGAACGCCGGCATCATCTCCCTGGCCAACCCGCTCCAGCCGCTAGAACAGCCTATTCCCACGCTCACCAAGGACGAGTGGGCGTCGATCCCGGTCAAAAACATTCAAGGGGCGCTGCCTTCGGTGGTCTACGATGACAGCAACTTTCCTTACCGCAACATCAGCTTCTCGCCTGTCCCGAACGTCGCGACCCTCCAGATCGCGCTCTACACCTGGTCCGCACTGACGCAGCTGGCGCTGGCCGTGAACTATACCCTCCCACCCGGCTATTACGAGGCTCTGATCTACGGCCTCGCCTTGCGCCTCGCCACCGAGTGGCCCGGCGAGCTGACGCCCCAGCTCGAGGCCGCGGCGGCGCAGTCGATGAAGATCGTCAAAACGCAGAACTCGGTGATGTACGACCTGAAGTGCGACCCAGCCATCGTCTCGCCGGCCGGCGGCGTTTACAACTGGCTGTCGGATACTCAAGTTTCTCGCTAAGGAGGCGACATGCTTTTCATCGTGATCGTTCTGGCTTTGCTCTTCATCTTCGGCGGCGGCTACGCCACCCGCAACCATCCAACCTACGGCTATTGGGGCGGCGGCGGCATCGGCCTCGGGACGGTCGTCATTATCCTGCTGGTGCTCTGGGCGCTCGGAGTCTTCCGTCCGTGAATTTCCCGGTGAAGCTCTACCACCCCGCGAGCAAGGACCCTGAGAAGGTCCTCAATGCGCGCAACCAGGCCGAGCTCGAGGGCCTCCTCAAAATTGGCTGGAAGGCGAAGCCTGAGCCGAACACGATCGAGGGCGCCCCGGTGCGCGTCGTAGGCGAGGAACTGCCTGCACTCGAGGCAGGAAACTAAATGCGATTTGGCATGGTTGGCCCAAGCTACACCGCGCGATCGACCGCCATCGCGGCCGAGGAATGTATCAACTGGTTTGCGGAGTCGATCGAATCGCAGGGCTCGATCGTCTCGAGCAAAGCCTACGGCGGCGCCAATGCGCTCAGCCTCCGCAGCTACTTCTACACTCCGGGAATCTCGCTCTTCTGTGCGGTCGGCGCTGGACCGCTCCGCGGATCATTTATCGCCGCTGGCCGTCTCTTCGCCGTCGCCGGCGGCCAGTTCTATGAGCTGAACGCGGCCGGAGCCAACATCGCCAACTGGGGCGCCGTCACGAATGATGGCAACCCCGTCTGCATCGCTTACAACAGCCTCCAGGTCCTGATCGTCGGCGGCGGCTGCGCCTACTGCTTCACGCTCGCGACCAACACCTTCATCGAGGTCACCGGGCAGCTCGCAGGAGCGCCAATCCAGTGCGACGCCGGCGACACCTACTTTGTCGTCACTTTCGTGAACAGCAACAAATTTCAGATCTCGCAGGTCCTCGATGGAACCACCTGGCCAGGTCAGCTCGTTAACGAAGTCTCCGTCTTCCCCGACAACATCACCTCGATGCTGATGAACCACAGAGAGCTGTGGCTCTGGGGCGGGAAACGCTGCCAGCCTTACCAGGACACCGGATCAACCGAGGTCTACGACGTGATTCCGGGCGCCATGATCGAGAACGGAAGCGCCGCGACCTTTGTCCCCGTCCGCGCCGACAATTCGATGTTCTGGATCGGGCAGGACGAACGGGGCGGCCGCATGGCCTGGCGTTCCAATGGCTACACGCCCAGCCGGGTATCGACGCATGCGGTCGAGTTCGATCTTTCGACCTACACCGCTGCGCAGATCGCAGGGATGGTCTCTTACGCCTATCAGGACTCGGGACACCTCTTCTGGGTGCTCTACGTCCCAGGCTCGAGCTGGTCGTGGGTTTTTGACGTGGGTGAGGGCCTCTGGCACAAGCGAGCCAAGTGGGTTGCAAACGCCTTCCAGGCGCACTGGGGATGGAACCACGTTTATGCGTTCGGCAAGCATCTGATCGGGGACTGGAACTCGGGCAATCTCTACGACCTCGAGATGAGCAATCTCACGGATGTCGGCGCCCCGATCCGGCGCCTGCGCCGGTCTCCCACGGTGGGCGATGAGATGAAGTGGCTCTTCCACATTCTGCTCCGGATAGATTTCGAGTGTGGGCTTGGTCCGCAACCTCCGCTCCTCGACGGCGCCGGCAACCCGCGCGACCCTCAGTGCATGGTGCGGTGGAGCGATGACCGCGCCAAGACCTGGTCGAATGAGGTAATTCTCAACTGCGGCCAGGCGGGCGACTTTCAGACCTGTGCGGCCCTGAGAAGGATCGGGCGCTCGCGGTACCGGGTCTATGAGGTCAGCGTAACCGATCCCATTCCCTGGACGATTGTCGATGCCTATCTTGAAACCGAGCCTTATACAGGGAAGAACTGATGGGGTCGTCGCAACCGGTTCTCTCCGCCAACACTCCGCGCGAACCGATCGCTGATCCCAAAAGTGGGCTGCTCAGCTTCGGATGGATGAAGTGGTTTCAAAATCTCGCGCAGACCATCAACACCGCCTTTGATCAGAAGGCGAACCTGCAGGGACCGATCGGGGTGAACGCGACCCTTGCGGCAAAGGGTGGGGCGACGCTCACCGCAGTCGTCGCGAATCTCAGCAAGACCGGGGGAGTCGCAGCGCAGGCCTTGACCGGCAGTATCAATCCCCAGGTGATCCCGATCGCGACCGTGGGAGCGCGCGGCGCCATCCAGCTCGCAAATCCCGTCGCGCATGAATGGATCGACTCGATCGCCGCGACCGGGATCCCGCACCTGAGCCAGCCCGCGTTCGGCGATGTTTCAGGTCAGGCAGTACCGGCGCAGGTTCCCAACCTCTCCGCGCTGAATGGCGGCGTCACAGGCCTGCAGCTCCCGCTTCCGACGACGTCTCTGATCGGTGGCGTCGAGGCGGTCAATCCGGTCGCCCATGAATGGGTGGCATCGATCGATACTTCCGGCGTCCCGCACCTGACGCAGCCGGCGGCCGCGGATCTCAGCAACGGAACGACAGGATCGGGCGGCGGCGTCGTGCTGGCCACGGGACCGACAATGACCACGCCGACGGTCTCGAACGGGATCATCTACAGCAGCATGTCGACGACAGTCGCAGCGCTTGC